AGAAGTAATCTTCGTTCATACTTAATGGATTGTATGATGCATCAACCATACTACCACCACCGTGCGTACTTGGAATACGTCTTTGATGAATCTCATTCTTAATACGTTCAACGAATGCCATAGCCATATGACTTGGCATATTACCAACGTCAATCTTAAACACTCTACGCTCAGGTGCTCGTTGTACACGATAGATTAATACCGCGTCTTCTAGTAACTCTTTTTGCTTATAAACTTTAAAGATGTTCTCTAGTATTGATTGACCAAAGGGCCAAAAACGATCTAGACCTTCTGTTAAACTTAAGTGAACAACGTGTTTAGAATCAATTGCGGCTTCATTAAATCCTAAACTAAATCTTGAACCAGTTGTATTGTATGGCATACTTGGAACAGTATACCCGCCTCCGCCACCAGAACCACCTCCACCTGTACCGCCCATACCAGTTGCTGGATTAGCGGCAAAGTCTGTATTTGTTTTTTGTGCTACGACTAGATTTTCTAAGTTAATGTTTAAGTCTTTGATAACATATTGCTCAGGTTTTTTACCTTCACTTTCATTAACAATAACTTTAATAACTTTGGTCATATCAACCCAATATAACTTAAAGTTTTCTGGATCACGTACAAAAACCTGATCCCCGTACTTTAAACAATTTCTAAAAATTTTAAAGATACGTGTTTCCATTTCGTTCAACTTACACCATTGTTGTAGTTGCGTTTTTAACATTTCTACTTCATGCGGAGTAGGATCCTCACGCCATTCTAAACTGAACGGGGTCTTGTTATGTTCATTCTTCTGAGTACTGAATTCGCTAATAATGTCTAAGCAAGCATTAATTTCAGCATCTACATCCATCATTTCATATTGATTATAACGTTCAATACGGTTTGGGTGACCTGTATATACTTCTGGTAAACGACTTCCATAGTTTTTGTATCCAAAATCTTGATTACTATAATTAGTAGCAGAATTTTGTCCTGGACCGTTCCAAGCACCGGTAACGCTACCGCCACCTAATGGGCTCATTTGTCCGGATTGATTAACTCTGGTGAAGTGTTTTTTGTATGTCATAATGAAGGTCTATTCATTATTTAGTTAAACTTTTGAATACTGTAATAATTCATTTTGTATGCTATTGCTATCAGATTGTGCATCAATGAAATCATCCATTTTTTCTACAAACATTTTCATTAAATCAATCATTTCAGCATTTGAAGAAATTATATTTTCTGTAGTTGAACTACTTGAAGTGCTGATAGGAGTTGGTTTTTCCATTTCCGATGCTGACATTTTAGATAACTTAGTAAGTATTGAATCTGGATCTAATGGTGCTACTATTTCAGGTCCGTGAAATGTTGCTTCTACTGGATATCCAGAAGGTGGCCCACTAACCATAGCACCGTCACTAGCTTGAAAGTGTACAGGGTCGTTGGGTACTTTCTGTGATAACCCTTGTTTATTAAATGCGGCAACGGCAGCCGAATCTTTATAGTTTTGAATATCAACTGCATGACCTTTTTCATGGAGACTGCGTCCGGGTTTACCCACAGCCATTCCAGTAGGGCCTTTTCCAGGTCTGCCGGCTGCCACTGTTTCATCATATAATCTTTGTTGGTCTTCTGATGCTCTTTTTGCACTATTAATCATTATCATGTTACCAGTAACTGAATTATATTCAGTTGCGGCTGCGATGACAGCTTCTTTAAATGTGGGATCTAATCCTTCAAAATTCTCTTTACTTCCTGAGCCAGTTCCAAACTTTAGTATTTTACCTAGGTCGACTGCTTTTGCTGACGCAGTTTTATCTTCAGACCCTTCCGGTGGTTGTGTTGGTGGTTTTGCTCCTCTTCTACCTTCATTGCCCATTGCAACTGGTGTAGAACTAGGTGCTGCCGTTGATGCTGAAGCTGTCGCTGGCTTAGATGCCGATGCGACAGGTGCTGAAGTGGCTGCTGGCTTAGGCGCCGGCGACGCCACTGCCCCGGCTTTCATTGCTGCCGCTATGCTTGCTGGTGTTTCTAAGTTGCCATCTTTTAACGGTGGGGGAGGTGGTGCTGCCGGTTGGCTTGAAGATGCTGATGCTTTTGCCGCAGTTGTTGCAACAACTGGTTTATCTGCAATAGCTTTACCTACACTATTACCTACACTTTCACCTACAGATTCTCCACCTTTTGAGCCTAACCAACCACCAATTGCGGCGCCTATTGCAGTTCCTATTACAGGGAACACAGCAGTGCCAATTGCGGCACCTAACATAGCTCCACTGGCACCACCTAATCCTTCACCAATACCTTTACCAACAGCTTCACTTTTCTTAACAGTGCCTTCTTCTTTTGTTATTTCACCCTTTTTAACTTGTTCTTCAGCGTTGTTATAACCCTCAGTAGCATTCATGGCGCCGGCGCCAACTGCTAAAAGTCCGGCTGCGGGGCCTGCCATTTTACCAAGGGTACTTAATGCTTTACCAACGCCTTTACCTGCACCACCTTTACCTGCACCACCCTTGCCACCGGTACCTGGGCCTGTTGCCATATCTCCGAGTGTACCTAATGCATTTTTAGCGGCTATTGCACCTAATGCAATCGCGGCTAAGCCGGCAGCGGCTGTCAATGCTGTTACCGCTAATGTCAATGCATTAAAGCCTGACATTAATGGATTGGCTGCAAGTAACATACTTTCTAACGCTCTATTAACTTCAATAGTAGCAGTAGTCATTTTATTTCTAGCTATTTGTGCTGGATCTTCTTCTGAAGTCTTACCAGTCTTTTCCTCTGCGGGTTTACCTACACCTTTTGCGGCTTCTTCTCTAGCTTTCTTCTCATCAACATCTGCTCTGGCTGCGGCCCATGACATTGTTTTTTCAGTCAAGCCAAATACTTTACCAACTTCTTTATTATATGCGGCAGCTGTTCCTACTTCTTCTTGTTTTCTAGTAATACCATCTTTAAGAGCTTGTGCAAATTCAGCAGATACATCTTCACCGTCTTGCATACGCTTTCTAAAGCCCTGCATATCAATGCCCATTTGAGCAAATGCGGCTGATTGTTCAGTGATAGCTCCTGTTGCCAAGAACTTTTGCATACCAGATGTAATGTCTGCATCACCAATATCGGCAACAACATTAAGCATCTTGTTTCTAGCATCACGTTCACCTTCAAGTTGTTTAACTCTTTCAGTATTACCTTCTAATTCAGCTTGCTTAATCTCACGTGTAATTCTAGCATTATCTATTTGAATTTCATATGCGGCTTGTGCTTGTTTTTGCATTGCGGCCGCTTCATCAACTGATTTACCGGAAATAGCAGATAGTTGTAATAAGTTTGATGTATATTCCAATGAAGCTTTTTGTAAGCTACCATCTTGCTTCATCTTTGCAGTAATCTGTACACCTGAAGCTTTTTGTAATGCTACATAATCAGATTGGTAACCCATCAAATCTTCTTGATTAACACCTAATCTTTGAAATGCTTCTCGCTGTTGATTGGTAACAGCAAGCATACCCATCAATTTCTTCTGACCATCGGCTCCAGTTGCACCTAAACTGACAATACTATCGCCAGCTCTCTTTAGAGCTTTGGGCATTAAGGCAAATTGTTCATTGCTAAGACCAATCTTAATACCCATTTCAGCGACACTTTTAGCAGTATGGCCTCCGGCGGCTCCCATCTTGTTAAATTCGTCTGTGGCTTTTAGTGCATTATCTGCTTGCACTGTGGCAGCCTGTGCCGCCATTGTTGCACCTTTGGCTAATGCTCCTAATACTAATCCAAGTGGACCAAGGCTTTTACCAAAAGATAATACGGCATCTCCTGCATTCTTTAATGCACCATTGTATTTTGAAAATTCTGTTGAAGTATTAGTTAAACCTGTAGTGAACTCGTCCAGTGCTCTTCTGGCTTGAGCATCTGCTTTGGCTCGCATCTCATCTACTGCATCTTTTCTTTTTTGCGCCCTGATGTATGAATCCGCCATTTCAGTGCCGGATATTATTCCTTTATTATAATTTTGTTGTGATTGAGCGGCTTTGTTAGCGGAGTCTCCTAATCCGCTTAATTTACCGCCGGCGTTATACATAACGTTGGTTAAGTTTTCAACAGCTTCGGTTAGTTGTCTTGCGGCTTCTGCATCCATAATATTTTAAGCACCTTTTTATCCACTAAATATAACATTAGTATTTAGCATTGGGCAAACACCCATTTTTAATCAAGGACAATAATGACTATCCAAAACAACCCACTAAAGCAATATTTTCGTAGACCTGCAATTTATTTGAAATTGCCTAGCGGTGGTAAAATGTATGCGCCCGGTGTAGTATCTATTCCAGAATCGGGAGAACTTGCAGTATATCCCATGACGGCAATTGATGAGATTAGTGCGAAAACACCAGATGCGTTATACAATGGCACTGCTATGGCTGATATCATTAAAAGCTGTATTCCAGATATTAAGGATCCATGGTCAATTAACAGTATTGACTTAGATGCTGTATTAATAGCAATTAAATCTGCCGCAGGAGGAGATGATATGTCTATTGGGTCTCAATGTCCAAACTGTAATGAAATATCTGATTATGCTGTTAATTTAGTTGGTATATTAAGTCAACTTAAATCTGCTGATTATGAAAAAGAACTAACAATAAACGACTTATCCATCAAGTTTAGACCATTATCTTATAAAGAGATGAATGAAGCTGGCACAGGCCAAATGGAAGCACAACGTATATTTATGGTATTAGAAAAAGAAGAAAATGAAGCTGTACGTGCAGAAAAAACACAAGAGGCACTTAGGTTCATTACTGATGTTACAATGAGAATATTGTCGCAAACTATTACTCATATAAGAACTCCTGATGCCTTTGTTGAAGAAAAAGAATACATTTTAGATTTCCTAAAAAATTGTGATAGAGAAACATATATCGCAATTAGAGATTATAATGCTAATTTAAAAGCACAGACTGAGATAAAACCCTTACGTATTAAATGTGTACATTGCCAACACG